ACCAGCTTTATATGAGCGAGCTAAAAAGTTTTACACTAGTTTAGCTAGCAAATAGTGTGAATAGTAGGCGGTCGATGGAGACGTAGGCCGCCTATGCCAAGAGAAAGTAAATGACAGATTTAGAAAAATTTATAGATATATTTGAAGGTTTAGATTGTGCGTATGGACAGACAATAAAAACCGATCAATTTAGTGAAAAAGGTAAACATAAAACAAAATCGTTTACTATTTCAAAACCCCCTACAAAACAACTTTGGAAAGACCATATAGATGGCAAAGATCCTGCACTAGGAATTGTTCCAATAAGAAAAGACAACAAATGTAGATGGGGTTGTATTGATATAGATACTTATCCATTTAATCATAAAGAATTTATTGAAAAATTAAAAAGTAAAAATATTCCTATGATCGTATTTAGATCTAAATCAGGAGGAGCACATGCTTTTATTTTTACAAAAACATTTGTTCCAGCTACAGTGATGAGGGCCAAATTAAAAATAATAGCATCCGCAGTTGGTTTTGCTAAAGCAGAAATTTTTCCAAAACAAGACTACATTAGAATAGATAGAGGAGATACAGGTAGTTTTTTAAATCTACCTTATCATGGAAATGGAAAAACAGTTAGATATGCTTTTGATGATAATGGCGACTCTTTAAATCTACAAGAGTTTTTAGATTTTTATGAAAAAAAAGTTTTAGATGAGAAAGAATTAAAGACATTAGAAATACAAAACGAAAGAAATGACAACGATGATTTTAAAGGAATACCTCCTTGTCTTGAAGCACTTTTATCAGAAGGTGTAAAAGAAGGACAAAGAAATGAATGTATGTATAATGTAGGTGTTTATCTTAAAAAAAGATTTCCAGAAAGAGACGAATGGAGAGATAGAATGGATAAATATAATGAAAAATATTTTAATCCACAAATAGGAAGTACAGAATTAGAAAAGACAAAAGAATCAGTTGCTAAAAAAGAATACAATTATAAGTGTAAATTACCACCTATAAACAGTTTTTGCGATGTTAAAAAATGTATTACAAGGGATTTTGGAGTAGGAGATGATAGTCCAACACCAGAGATAACAGAAATTAGAAAATATGATTCAGATCCACCTATATATTTTGCATCAATAGATGGAGAAAGTGTGGAAGTAGATGATGCAACGCTACATGATCCGGAAAAATTTTCTTTAGCGTGTATGAATCAGATTGGAAAACCGATGATGCCTGTACCAAAACATATGTGGCGAAGATTATTAATAAAACTTTTTGCAAACTTAGAAACTATTCCTGCACCTTCGTCTTCTAAAATAGATGTTCAGTTAAGAGAAATACTAGCAGATTTTATAAACAAGACTCCAGGTAAAGAAATGAAAGATATATTAAGAGGAATCTCATACACAGATGAAAAAGGATATTCACATTTTAAATTTAAAGATTTTTGGAGATTTCTGTTAAAAACTAAATCATGGCCAGAGAAAACTTATCCTAAACAAAAGACAATGAGGTTATTAGAATCTTTGTTTAATGCAGAAGAAGATACTCCTAAAATTAATAACAAAACAATTAGAGTTTTAAGAATGGAAACTATTAAATTAGATAGGCCCAATCCAAGAGTTAATAAAAAAGAAAAAGAACCATGGCAGTAAGAACAATAATACCTGGTCCACCAGGAACAGGTAAAACATATAGATTAATTAATCACTATTTATCCAATGAAATCAATAGTTTACAGACTAATGCTCAAAGAATAATATATATTACTTTTAGTAAAGCTGCAGCAAAAGAAGCTAGAGAGAGAATAGAAAAACTTTTTCCGAATCAAGATTTTTTATATATTTCAACTATGCACTCTTTGGGAACTAGAGAATGTGGAATAAACACAAGTGAAAGATTATTGAATGGAAAGAAAAAATGGAATTTATTCAAAAATTATCCTAATCACGAAGCTTATCGAAATATGTCATTCGAAGTTACTACAGATTCAGCAGGTAACAAAAGATATCAAAATCCTAACATGCAAATAATACAATATGCTAGAGCAAAAAAAATTGAATTGGAGGAAGCTGCATTGCAGCTAGGTAAGCATGACGAAGTTGACATAGATTTTACACATCAACTGGAACAAGATTTAAAATCCTTTAAGGAAGATACTGGTATGGTTGAATTTTCTGACATGATTAAACTATTTGTTGAGAAAAAGAAATGTCCATCTCTTGATGTTGTTTTTCTTGATGAAGCACAAGATTTAAGTCCATCACAATGGGATATGTTTTTTTACATTGAGAAACAATGTGAGAGATCTTACATTGCTGGCGATGATGATCAAACTATTTATACTTTTCAGGGAGCAGATCCAGATATATTTATATACTTAAAAGGTGAAAGAGATGATCAAAAACAATCTAGAAGAGTTCCTAGAAAAATTCATGCTAAAGCTCTAGAAATTTTTCCTCAATTATCTAATAGATTAAATAAAGACTGGTTTGCAAGAGATGCAGAAGGAGAACTACATGAGAATTGTGTTTTAGATGATTTAGATTTTACAAAAGAAAATTGGATGATTCTAGCAAGAACTAATAAACTATTAGAAGAAATAGGGGAACACTTTTTTGCTTTAGGCCTTAGATTCTCAGGCAAAACAAATACATTTCTACCCAATAAACTTTTAGACGCGTATAGAGTCTGGGACAGATTAAATAAAGGAGCAAGTGTTTCAGGTGAAGAAGCCATACAAGTATATGAATTTTTAAGAAGGCATCAAATTAAACATGGGTATGGAAGTGGAAACACTTTAAATAATGTAAATAGTATAGATTTAGATGAATTAAAAGCTAGTCATGGGCTTCTAGTATCGGGCAGCTGGGAACAGCTTCACATGCCAGAAGACACAAAAAATTATATTAAAAATTTATTAGAAAAAGGAGATGACTTAATGAGTGACTCTAGAATAGAACTATGCACTATACATGGTTCAAAAGGAAGAGAGCAAAATAACATTGTTTTATTTACAGATTTTGGTACGGATACTCAAGGTGAGTTTATATACAGAGAGGCATACAGAGATTCAGATCCAGAACATAGGTTATTTTTTGTAGGAATTACAAGAGCAAAAAATAAATTATTTATTATGGCACCGAAGACAGATTATTATTACACAATAGGAGATCCAATAATATAATGAAGGACGAAATATATAAAAAGCAGGTAGGAGGGAATCACTATCGCAGTATGGTCATTCAGCCTTCAGAATTTATTAACAGAAATAATATTCCATTCGCCGAAGGAAATGCAATTAAATATTTATGTCGCCACAAACAGAAAAACCAGAAAGAAGATTTGTTAAAAGCAAAACATTATATTGACATGGCGATTGATAGAGACTATCCTGCAGAAGTGAAAGAAGAAATAAAAGAGAAAAAAAATTCGTGGGGAATTATCAAATAATGTTTAGCGCAGCAAAAGAATGGGTGTGCCCTGAGACATTTCCAGATTTAAAAGGCCATAAGTATATAGCAATTGACTTAGAAACTAAGGATCCAAATCTTAAAAAAACAGGATCAGGAGCTTTAGTTAATGAAGGCGGCATAGTTGGAATAGCTGTAGCTGTTGAAGGTTGGTCCGGTTATTTTCCTTTTGGTCATGAAAGTGGAAATTTTTTTGATGAAAAAAGAGTAATAGACTGGATAAAAGAAGTCTGTGCTTTACCCTGCACTAAAATATTTCACAATGCAATGTACGACGTATGCTGGTTAAGAGCATATGGAGTAAAAATAAATGGTCATATTATAGACACCATGGTTATGGCCTCATTAATTGATGAAAATAGATTTTGGTATTCATTAAATAGTATTTCTTATGATTATTTAGGTGAAGTTAAAGATGAAACAGCTTTACAAGCTGCAGCTAAAAAATGGGGGATAGATCCTAAAGCTGAAATGTATAAGCTTCCTTCAATGTATGTAGGTTCTTATGCTGAAAAAGATGCAGAGTTAACTTTAAAACTTTTTAAAGTACTTTCACAAGAAATAAGAAATCAGGATCTTACTCACGTTTTTGATTTAGAAACTAGTCTTTTTCCTTGTCTCGTCGATATGCGATTTTTAGGAGTTCGAGTAGACGTTGAAGGAGCTCACAGATTAAAAACCAAATTAGCTGCAGAAGAAAAAGAATTGTTACAAAAGATAAAAAAAGAAACACAAGTAGATGTTCAAATATGGGCAGCACGCAGTATCGAGAAAGTTTTTCAAAAACTGTCCCTACCATATGAGCGAACCGAAAAAACAAATTCTCCTTCATTTACAAAAAACTACCTCTCTACTCATCAACATCCAACAGTTAAACTTATAGCAAAAGCTAGAGAGATAAACAAGGCACATACTACGTTTATAGATACAATTATTA